GATGATGGCTATTGGTTTTCACCATCAAACAGAGAAATACTTGGCATCACTGGAATTGAAAGACCAATTACAGCAAGCATAAATGACCCTAACACTGAGGCAAACTTGCTTAACGAAAACGGAATATTGACAGTATTTAATTCCTTTGGCACTGGCTACAGAATTTGGGGAAATAGAACATCAGCATTCCCAACTTATACAGACCCTAAAAACTTCATAAACGTAAGAAGAACCGCTGACATAATAGCTGAAAGCATAGAATATGCAACTTTGCAGTTTTTAGACAAGCCAATCACAGTAGCAATTGACGGCGTTTTATCTATGGTAAACGCATTTATAAGAACAATGATAGGCAGAGGAGCATTAGTAGATGGCAAATGTTATTTCTTAAAAGACAAAAACCCATCAGACCAATTAGCAATGGGACATCTCACATTTACTTATGAGATTATGCCACCTACACCAGCAGAAAGAATTACATTTGAACAAGTCATAAACATTGATTTATTAAAGAAACTAACAGGATAGGAGGTAAACAACAATGGCAATAAACGTATCAAAAGTATTTAACGCAAGAGTTTATATTGACGGAAATGACTTCATAGCAAAAGCTGAAGAGGTAGAACTGCCGAAAATTAAATTCAAATTTGCAGATAGCAAAGGATTAGGTTTGTATGGTGAGTTTGAACTTCCAAGCGGTCTTGATAAGTTGGAAGCAAAAATCAAATTCAATAGTATGTATCCTGAATTTTTAAAGCTTGCATCTGACCCATTCACAGCTCACACTGTAATTGTTAGAGCATCAAACCAATATTGGACTAATCAAGGAGTTATGGCAGAATTACCAGTAAAAGCAGAGTTTAAAGGCTTTTTTAAAGAATTTGACAGCGGCAAGTTTAAAAAAGCAGACAACACAGAAGCAGAAGCTACTTTATCAGTGATTTATTACAAGTTGGAAGTTGACGAGCAGGAAATAGTGGAAGTAGATGTGTTAAACAACATTTATAAAGTCAGTGGTGATGATGTATTGCAAAACTACAAAATTAATATTGGAGGGTAATGATGAGAAATATAACACTGCCAAGTGGCAAAATTGCAACAATTAAAGACGGCAAAGGTAAAGACTTATTCTGGGCTCAAAAAATGGCAAATGACACATCTGAGATTATGAAAATGCTTATGGTTAGACTTGTATTAATTGACGGAAATCCAATTACTGAAGATGATTTAGATGAGATGGATATAGCAGATGTATTAATGCTGACTAATGAATTTGGGAAGATATTTAGCCCTTTGTTAGCACAGCAACAATAATAGCAATGGTTAAGCATGGTTTTAGCTACAACGATTTAAAAGAGATGGATATTGACGAAATCTCTTTTTGGGCTAAAGAGTTAAATGATTACTATGAAGAAATCAATGACGAGTTAGAAGATGCAGTATAACGTCGAGATAGTATTAAAGCTTTTCGACCAGTTTTCAAAAGCATTATCACAACCACTGGAGCAAGTCAAAAAGCTTGAAAATGAGCTAAAGAACGTTCAAGAAACTACTGCAAATTTGCAATCTCCATTTCAAAAACTGCAGAAAACCATCAAAGAAACTTTTGACATAGAAAACATTAAAAAATTTTCAGATAAGCTTGATAATTTTTCTTCAGAAATAGCAAAAGCTACTGCCGTTCCGATGGCAGGAATTGGTGGTAGTTTATGGGCTTTTGCTGATTTAGACCAAGCGAAAGCCAACTTAGAAGTTGCTTTTATGTTAAACAAAAACGCAGCTACTCCTGAAGAATTAAAGGAAAATGAAAAGCATCTAAAAGAAATAAATAAACAAGTAATGGAGCTTGGAAATCTATATCCGGGTTCTACGAAGGATTACTATGAGATGGCAACAGCTCTAAAGACTGTCGGGCTATCAGCTGAAACAATAGCAAACGGAGCTTTAAAAACATCTGCTAAATTATGGGTTTTAGTAAAAGATACTGAGCATATAAGCACAGAGCAAGCAGCGGAATATATAGCCAAGTTTAAAGAAGCTTATAACATTGCAGACAAAGACTTCGGACAGCTTGTTAATCGGTTGCAACAAGTCAAGTTTGCAACAGGCTTAAGAATGGACGAAATAGCTTTTGCATCTAAAGATTTAGCACCAACATTAAACATCTTAAATTTAAAAGGAATAGAAGCTTTTAACACAGTTAGCACACTGCTTGGAGCATTGCGAAAAATGGGATTAGAAGGAGAAACAGCAGGAACATCTGTAAAAGATGCATTAGAGAACATAGCCAAATTAGACGAAAATGTTGCAAAATTGCAGAAAAAAGGCATTACTTTTAATATCTCATCAAAAGATTTCTTTGAAAACGGACAATTTCAATTAGAGAAATTCTTTGCAGTATTAAGAGATAAACTCTCTCAAGTAAAAGATGCCAATCAAAGAATGGAGATAATGCGAGAACTATTTGGAGCAGAAGGATTAAGAGGCGTTGCTGTATTAGTCAATGGAACTAAAGAACAAGCATTGGAGTATATAGATACACTTTTAAGAATGAAAAAGATTGACGAAAAAGACTACCAAGCTATGAAAGAGCAGATTAGCAAAGGCGGATTTACAGGACTTGAAAAAGTAGCATCTGACATTCAAAAACAAGCAGATGTAAATGAAAGAACAGATAGACTTATCCACACATTCAAAAATACCTTTGAGGCGTTGCAAGGAACATTTATAAATCTTTCTGCAACTATCGGCTCTTTGTTTGCACCTGCTCTAACATCTGTATTTAATAGACTGAACGATTACTTATCTAAAATACAAGACATTATAGAAAATCACAGAACCTTAGCATCAACTATTGCAATGATAATAGGCGGTGGTATAGGCTTTTTAGCATTGCTTGGTATCATTGCAAAAGTTGGTAGTATCTTTCTTTCATTGTCTTTAGCAGGATTTAGAGTAATATCTATGTTCGGTAGATTGGCTTTCGTGATTGTTAGAATGATAATTCCAGCTTTAAATATGCTTAGATTAGCATTTATAACTAATCCAGTCGGTCTATTGATTACAGCAATAACAGGAGCAATTATAGGCGGTTATCTACTCTGGAGAAATTGGGACAAAATAACGGCTTGGTTTAAATCACATTTTCCTAACGTTTTCGGAGCTATTTCTGCATTTATAAAAGGATTTACAGAAGGTATTACTCCAGCATTACAAGAACTATCAAAAGCATTACAACCATTAAAAGAAGCTTTCAGGCAGTTATTCGATGTTGTTAGACCTGTTTTTGACGCTATCGGCTCTTTCTTTACACTAACCAACAAATCAAGCAATGCAACAAAACATTTAAGCAACAGCATAAAAGAGACTGCAAGCTCGTTTAAAGTATTTGAAGCACTTGGAAAGGCATTAGCAACTATACTATCAATTCCGATAAAACTAATTACTTGGAATATTACAATAATAACTTTCTTTATTTCCAAAATCACAGAAGCAATTAAAACAATATCCAGCCTAAACCTGTTTGAAGCAGGCAAGAAGATATTAACTACACTTGTTGATGGCATTAAGTCAGTTGCTAATAAACCGATAGAAATAATGAAAAACATCACACAGAAAATCCGAAATTTACTGCCATTTTCACCTGCGAAGGAAGGAGCTTTAAAAGATCTTCACAAAATAAAACTCATTGAAACAATAGCAGATACAATAAAACCAAGTCCGTTGATTAATAAAATGAATAAAGTGTTATCCTTAGCAGTTGCACCAATGAGACAACTATCTTTAAATACATCACTGACAACACCAAACAATCCAAAAACATCATCAAATATATCAGTTCACATTGGAAATATCACAATATCAGCAAGTTCAAAATCAGATTTATCATCTAATGTTGCATCAGAGCTTGAAAAAGAAATAAGAAGAGTATTAGAAAAAATCAATAGAGATAACGAGAGAAGGAAATATTAAAATCTGACATATAAAAATGATTAGAGAAAATATCGGAATCTGCAATTTTTGCAGGTTCTCCTAAAAATTTAGAATGGTTGGAATCTGCCATTTTGTCAGGTTCCAACCTTTTCTTTAAAAGGTAGAGGGTTTTTATGCAAATCTGCAATTTTTGCAGGTTTTCATATTTTCTTTTAAGGTGGTGTCGGTTTCCTGCAATTTTTGCAGGTTTCCGACAGTAGATGTTTCGTGAAAATCTGCAATTTTGTCAAGTTTTCACATTTTGACATTAGTGTTGACAATCTGCCATTTTGTCAGGTTTGCAACAGCTAAAACAAAAAATAAAAATTGCAATTTTGCAGTCAATTTTGTTTCAAAAAAATGCAACACTTTTGTTTACAAAAAATGCAACACCCCTGCAAAAATGCAAAATATATTTATTGCATAAAGTTTATTATTCATATACTTAGATGCTATCCCGTTATATACAAAATAGTTCAAAATAGTCCCGATTAGGTGTTGCATTTTTTATAAAAATTAATGGAGATATTTATACTTGATAAAATGCCCGTTTATCTGTAATGGAAGTTCCGGACGATTTGACTAATTTGATTTTAAAGTTAACAGAGTGAGAAGTGATGAAGATTTTTAATATGCTTGTAAAGATGTCTTAGGTGGTAATCTTGTCTGTCATTTTGCAACCATCGAAAAATCTCCTATTTTCACCAAATTTCTAAGCAGATGCATAATTTTCATTTGAAATTTTTATAAAAATGGATATATTGATAATCTTCTATACCCCTCCTTTGGCGATATTATGATATAATATTAGATTACTGGATGGGTGTCCGAGTGGCCGAAGGAGCAGCACTGGAAATGCTGTGTACGGGTAATCCCCGTACCGCGGGTTCGAATCCCGCCCCATCCGTTAGAGTTTGAGACAGAATTACAATCCGGGACCCTCCGGATAGAAGACGGTGAACCTCCCCAGGTCCGGAAGGAAGCAAGGATAAGCCGATCCTTCTATGCCGGAGCGGTATCCCGGTTTATATAAAACTAAGTAAGTAGGCAAGTAAGCGAAAAACATCCTCTAATTCTCAAGTCACATTATTAACAAATCTTAATTAAATCTTAATAAATTCTAAACAAAAATTTCATAAAATATAATCTATGGAAAACATATTAAAGTTCAGGCTTTTAGATAATAGTATACTTTTTAGCTTATTCGTATTAGAGCTTATACTTTCAGTTGGATTATTTTTAAACCTTATAAAAATCTTCTATGATATCTACAGCTCTTATCCTAACATCAATGAAATCATAA